ATTTTTGGTATGCAGATGTAGAAACCTACAATTTTTCAGGAGCAATTAAAGATGCTGGCTGGAAAATGAGCCAAATTTTAATTTGGAAAAAATCCAGTTTGATAATGGGTAGGAAAGATTACCATTTCATTCATGAGCCTTGTCTATACGGTTGGAAAGAAGGCGCGGCACATTTATGGGCGTCTGATCGCAAACAAACAACAATAATGGAATTTGAAAAGCCAAGAAAGAATGGCGAACATCCCACAATGAAGCCTGTTGCGCTATTTGAATACCAAATGCTTAATAACACCAAAGGCGGCGATATTGTGCTGGATAGTTTTGGTGGAAGCGGAACAACGCTAATTGCGGCTGAAAAGAACGGGCGTGTTGCTCGGTTGATGGAACTAGACCCAAAGTATTGCGATGTAATCGTAAAACGGTGGGAAGACTTCACCGGCAAAAAGGCTGTTTTGTTGACAGAAGTAATAGAAAGTGCTTAAATATTAACGAGTTCCCCTTTATAAAATGCCCGTAATACCTCAAGCGCCCCACGTTCCAACGGATGAATTCCGTAAACTGGTTGAAAGCACCAGCGGATTAGGCTTGCCGCACGAGCAAATAGCCATTTTGGTGGGCATTGATGACAAAACGCTACGGAAGTATTACCGGGCAGAGTTGGACACGGGCAAAGCTAAAGCCAACAGCCAGATTGCCAAGACGCTGTATCAAAAAGCCGTGGCTGGTGACACTACTAGCTTGATCTGGTGGACGAAAAGCCAAATGCGTTGGTCTGAAACGGTCAAGAATGAGCTTACAGGTGCTGATGGGGAGCCGTTGCAGGGCATTCAAGTCTCATTTGTAAAGCCCAATGAGTAGCTTTGCAGACGTCCGGTTTCCAGTAAAACTGGAGTTCCTGTTCCGCAAAAGCCGGTACAAATGCGCTTGGGGCGGTAGGGGCGGCGCTAAATCATGGGGATTTGCCAGGGCGTTGCTAATCCTTGGCGTCAAGAATCCGCTCCGAATCCTGTGCGCCCGTGAGTTTCAGACCTCAATCAAGGATTCTGTTCATAAGCTGCTATGCGACCAGATCGTTGATATTGGCTTGCTAGACTTTTACGAAATCACCCAGAACAGTATCCGGGGCAAGAACGGGACGGAATTCGCCTTTGTTGGCCTAAAGAACAACGTAGCCAACGTCAAGTCCTATGAGGGCGTGGACATCTGTTGGGTTGAGGAAGCCCAGACAGTTAGCCGTAACTCTTGGAACGTCCTGATTCCGACTATCCGTAAGGAAGGCTCGGAAATCTGGGTCAGCTTTAACCCGGAACTAGAAACAGACGAGACTTACCAGCGGTTTGTATTAAACCCGCCTGAGAACTGCGTTTCGGTCAAGATCAACTGGAACGACAACCCGTGGTTTCCTGAAACCCTGCGGTTGGAGAAAGACAGCCTTAAGAACCGCGACCCTGCCGCTTACAACGTGGTTTGGGAAGGTTTGTGCCGCCAGACTGTGGACGGGGCTATCTTTGCCCGTGAGATGCAGATGGCTGACCTAGAAGGGCGGATTACTAAGGTCGGCTATGAAGCCACGAAGCCTGTCCATGCGATATTTGACTTGGGATGGGCAGATGCTACGGCAATCTGGTTCCTGCAGTTTATTGGGATGGAAACCAGGCTGATTCGGTACATCGAGGGCAACCAGAAAACGATGTCTGAGTATCTTGCCCAGATGCAGACTTTCGGTTATGTTTACGATACTTTGTGGTTACCGCACGATGCCCAGAATAAGACGCTAGCAGCAAACGGCAGGAGCATTGAGGAAATCGTCAGGGCGGCTGGCTACAAAACGAGGATTCTGGACAGGGTTCCGGTGGCTGACTCAATCAACGCCGCCCGAACAATGTTCCGAAATTGCTGGTTTGATAGGGAAAATTGCCATGATGGTCTACAATGTCTCAGGCATTATCGGTACGAAGTTGACCCAGAAACGGGCCAATTCAGCCGTAATCCGTTGCATGACCATTACTCACACGGCGCAGACGCATTCAGAATGATTGGGCTTATGGTGAACGAACCCAAACAACCAAGGCGGGTCAGACCATTGCAAAACGCGCCGCTTTCTTACGGATGGATGGGCTGATATGGCTGAAAAAGAAGTTAGCGACTACAACCCTCTAATCGAGGAAGCAAAGCAATTCCTTAAACTTGCCAACGATTCAGACACCATGAATCGGCAAGAGGGGCTAGAGGATTTGAAGTTCGTTAACGGCGACCAATGGCCCGTTGAACTGCAAAACAGCCGAAACCTAGAATCCCGCCCCGTTCTGACCATTAACAAGCTAGACGGTTACTGCCGACAGGTGGTCAACCAGATCAGGCAACAGCGCCCCCGTCCCAAGGTTCATGGGATGAACTCCCAGGCTGACGCAAAGGTTGCCCAAGTCCTCCAAGGCATCATTCGCCATATCGAGGCCAACTCCAACGCAGATAACGCCTACGACAATGCTGTTGACTATGCCGTTCGCATGGGTTGGGGTTATATCCGTATCCGTACAGATTACATCTCTGACGACTCATTTGAGCAGGAAATTTACATTGACCCGGTAGACAACCCGTTTACCGTCTATTACGACCCGAACAGTATCCTGCCTGACGGGTCGGATGCCGAGCGTGTGCTTATCACCACCATGATGAGCAAAAAGGCTTTCTCTGACCAATACCCGGACGCAGAAGTTGATTCCTTCCAGCAGCGCGGTACGGGCGATGCCCAATCCGAGTGGATTACTAAAGAGGATATTCGCCTTGCCGAATACTTCTACACGGTTCGCAAAGAGACTGAACTGGTGATGTTGTCCGATGGGACTACGGTTTACAAGGACGAACTGCCCTCAGGCGAGGTGTTAGCCGTTGCCAACATCCAGATTCTTGACAGACGCCGCACTGTAAAGAAGGAAATTCGTTGGTGCAAGCTGACTGCCATTGAGGTGCTTGAGGAAAAGGTTTTCCCAGGACGCTACATCCCGGTTATCCCGGTTTACGGGCGTCATGTGGTTATTGGCGACAAGCGTAAAAAGTTCGGCATGGTGCGTCACGGCAAGGACGCCCAACGGATGTACAACTTCTGGCAGACTAGCCTTACAGAATCTGTGGCGCTGGCTCCCAAGGCCAAATGGCTCATGGCAGAAGGCCAAGACGAGGGCCACGAGAACGATTGGGCACAGGCTAACGTCAAGTCCTATCCTGTCCTGAGATACAAGCAAACGGACATTGACGGACGCGCCGCCCCTGCTCCGCAACGCCTCCAGCCTGAACCGCCGGCAAACGGCATCATGCAAGCCACGGTTGCGATTGATGACGACATCAAGACCCTGATGGGCATATTTGACCCTGCTCAACTGAAGCAAGGCAATATCTCTGGCAAGGCTCTCAACGGTCAGCAGCAACAGGTTGACCTGACTAACTTTGACTTTTACGACAATTTCACTAAATCTTTGGCCCAAATCGCCCGGATTATTCTGGACATCACGCCCACGATTTACGACACCCAACGGGTATTGCGGATCATCGGAGATGACGGAAAACCAGAGATGGTGACGGTCAATGAGAAGGACGCCGTTGGCAAGGTTCTGAATGACGTCACGGTCGGTCGTTACGATGTGGTCATGGAAACCGGCCCTGGATACAACTCCAAGCGCCAAGAGGCTGTAGAAGCCATGATGCCGCTTCTGACGGGCAATAACGACCTGTTCAAAGCCGCTTCTGACTTGGTGTTCCGTAACATGGACTTCCCCGGCGCAGACATGATTGCTGACCGACTTGCTGCCCTGAATCCGTTGGCCCAGATTGACGAGAAGTCTGATGTGCCACCCCAGGTTCAGATGCAACTCAAGCAAGCCCAGGCACAAGTTCAGCAGATGCAACAACAGATGCAAGCTATGCAGATGGCTATGAAACAGCGCCAAGACATTGAGCAGGTCAAGCAAGACGCCGAAACCAAGCGCAAACTCATGGATGTCACGGCACGCGCCCACAATACCGAAACGATGGCAGAAGTGCGGGTCAACGACCAGAACACTCGCTCAATTACGTCCCAAAATAAGACGGAAATTGACGCAATTGTTCAGCTTCTGTTGCATCACATGGATACGTCACGCCTGAATGCGGAGATTGACCGCAGAAATGCCGAGCAGATGGGATATGCCCAACTTGCCGCCCAAGACATTGAACATGGAGCAAATCCGTTTACAGGTGGGTTGACGCAGTAACCAATTCGGTCTATATTGACCAAGCCTACCCATGGGTTTCATGGGGCAAATTCTTAGGGTAATACCTATGTCGAACGAAAAAAGTGCTGGTTCAGTAGTGACCAGCGAAAACTCAGCGGATTTTTATGCAGAGAGATTAGGTTTAGCCGAAAAGCCAACTGAGGCTGTGGCTGTTGAGGAAAAGGCGGAAACGCCAGCCGAAACAGAGCCGGTTGCAGAGGGTGAAGGGAGTGAACCTACTGAAGCAGACGCCGCAAAACCGCAGGAGGAACGCAAGCAAAATCCAAAACTTGAGAAGCGTTTTTCAGAGATAACTCGCCAACGGGAAGAAGCGCGTAAAGAAGCGCAACGGGAACGTGAAGCGAGGATGCAACTGGAAGATCGGTTGAGGCAGTTAGAGCAGAAAGCCGCACCACAAGTGCAGCAACCTAGCGACAACAAACCCCGACCAGAGCAATTCAAGGATGCTTTTGAATATGCTGAAGCTCTAGCCGAGTTCACAG